TTTGATGCATTTGAAGGATTAGCAGACAATGGCAAATGGCGTGGCGGAATAGAACATCAAGATCAGTTTCAGAATGGAGGTGACATTCCATTCTCAGTTCCCTGCAATGGTCGTATTATAAAAGGTTGGTTTGATGAGACACTTCCCGACTTTGACTATGGTAGGTTGCCAGCACGGTTTGTTAACATAGACTGCGATAATTATAATGCCACTGTATGTGTACTTGACAATATTAAATCACATATTGTAACTGATACTGTAATAGCATTAGATGATTACTTTAATGAATATAAGTTCCGTGGTAAATCACAGTTTGGTGCATGGCATGAATTTGTTAAAGAGAATAATATCAAGTATGAATACTTGTACTGCGTTGCTCCGGCAGTAATAATAAAAATACTTTCATGACCTCCAAAACACCTAAAAAGAGCTTGCAAAACAGGTGTTTTTGCAGTATAATGATATATAAGTTTAACAAAGGGAAAATACAACATGACAACTGAACTATTACAAAAACTGTCGGGAATACCTACCCGCACAATTATTAACAACGAAAACAACAATAACAACGAAAACAACAAAAAACAACTTAAAAGTTTGCCACCTGAGCAAATCGATAACATATACCCCTTCAGGGAATCTCTTGAGTCGCTTCGCGAAGAAAGTGGTACTTGTCAAAAGGTAAGTGGTATAGGAGGCTCCGAGGACCCATTACCACCTGAATGGAGATATCTCAAAATTGATCTGTTTGACAATGGAGATGAAAACAAGCAGAATTTACGAGTGGCAGTAAACATACTTCGAGAAGCAGATCAACAGTGGGTGTATGCAAGAGCAAGTATCAATGGGCCGTGGCGTAATGTTAAAAGAAACATGGATCTCAGTAGCAGTCTGGACAGACAACATTATGCATTGCTAAAGAGAATTAGAGATGACATGGTTACTAGTGGATTTGTGCCAATGTGTAGCAAGATGTATCAGAAAGGCAACAGTCGCAAAGGTAAAACTATTCCTTATCTTAGTGTTGCAGTAGCGGCAATGCCTAGAGATGGAGAGTACTTGGTAGTGGTAGTGCGTAAAGATCAGCTGATTACAAGAATGCTAACAAACAATGCAATCAACACTAAACAGAGAGCGGCTGGTGTTATTTCAAGCAGTCAATCAAAACAAACTACAAAATTAAGTTTAGAGAGTTTGGGAATATAAACAGAAACAAATCTATACCATAAATAAAACTAACAAAAGGGAGACTACAATGGCAAAATTTGGATATCTATCAATAAGAAAAATGGAGACTCGTCCAGGCGTAAAATACGCTACCGAGTATTATAAATTGCACAAGACATCAACACAAAAACTAAAAGCACACATTGAACGATGTGCTACAATCTGTGTTGAAGCTGGCACAGATAGTGTTGTGGATGATCATCTTAAAAAAGGAATTGGCAGTCACTACAGAAAAGATGGTACTGCCTATACAACCTATGATGTGTTAACAGATGCACTCTCACAATTGATAGCAGGCAAGGACATGCCCAAAGCAATGATCAACAGATGGAACAAAGTGTTTGGAAACACAGAGTACTCTATTGAAATGGTGCTAGAAGCAGACATGCCTAGCCACAATCTATTGGATCAACTGTTCTCATGAGTGTGATTAGAAATGGCAAACCAATAGGGTCACGACCAGGTCCTAGACCTCACACATGGGTCAGTGGACCAGACCCTGTTATGCACGAGAAACACAAAAGATATAGACAACAGAAAAATCAAGCACAGTGGCGTGGAGAAACTTGGTTACTCACTTTTGAAACATGGTGCATGCTTTGGGGCGAACTATATGATCAGAGAGGCAGAACACAAGAGTGCTACTGCCTTACCAGAATAGACTATGCAGATGACTGGGTCTTGCACAACATACAAGTGATAACAAGAAAACAACACTCAAGCGAGAACAGAATGAAAGGACTAGCAATAAAATGAGATTTCACCATCTAGCGATACCACACACTGTTACACATCCTGACTATGTGGCATGTGCCTACACACAAAAGGTGTTAAAGTTTGCATCAATGATGCACAACAGAGGACATGAAGTATATCACTATGGACATGAGCGTAGTGAAGTAGAATGCACAGAACATATCTCAGTAACTGATGATGAGACATTGGAAACTGCTTATGGTTCACATGACTGGCGTAGACATCAGTTTGTTCACAACACAGGTGATCATGCCAATCAAACATTCATAGCTAGAGCCGTGCCTGAAGTGTTATTGAGATCAGAGCCAGGAGACTTCTTGCTTTGCAATTGGGGTATTGGACATCAGGCTATTGCTGAAAGAGTTGAATCATCAGGAGTAATAGCAGTTGAACCTGGCATTGGCTACACATCAGGACAGTTTGCCCGTTGGAGAGCATTTGAATCACATGCAGTGAGAAATGTTTCATATGGAGCAGGTGGACAGGATTGGTATGCAAGAGTTATACCAAACTACTTTGACAGAAGAGACTTTGAATTTTCAAGAGTAAAACAACCTTGGTGTTTGTACTTGGGTAGAGTAACAGAACTCAAAGGCATAAGTGTTGCAGTTCAAGCAACCAAAGCCGCAGGCATGAAACTAAAGATAGCAGGACAAGGCAGTCTGTTGGATCTGGGCTATGAAACTATACCTGATCATGTTGAAGAACTAGGCTATGCAGACACTGCAATGAGAAAACAATTGATGAGAGATGCAAGATGTTTGATCATTGCCAGTTCATACTTGGAACCATTTGGTGGTGTACAGTGTGAAGCATTGCTCAGTGGAACACCTGTGATAGCTCCTCACTTTGGTGCATTTGCAGAAGTACAAGTGCATGGTGAAACTGGATACCTCTGTCACACACTGCAAGACTATGTGGATGGTATCTCTAATGCACATCTTATTCAACCTAGTGCTTGTGAGGCAAGAGGCAGTAAATATCTATTTGATGCAGTTGCACCTGAGTTTGAAAGTTGGTTTGAAAACATTTCAAAGGTGTACACAGGCAAAGGCTGGAACAGTTTAACCACAGATAACCTAATAACCATCAACACCGGGGGATAAAAGATGGCAGAAGACAGCACACTAAAGTTTGATTACGAACTTATAGATCATGAAGAGTATCCATTTGCTGAAAGACTGGCAGTGTGGATCAAGTTTCACCTAGGTGGACCAGTGATGGACATAGGTGCTGGCACTGGTTGTTATGTAAAAGCCTGCAGAGATGTTGGCTTAGGTGCACAGGGCATAGACACAGAACCATATCCACTTAGACCGGAATGTGTTATCACTGCTGACCTGTTTGAGTTTAAGAGTGAATCACCAGTTGTGATGTGCATTGAAGTTGCAGAACACATTGCAGAAGAACACAATGAACAAATAGTAGAAGTGTTGTGGAACAGTGTAACTCCAGGAGGTACTGTTATCTTTAGTGCCGCACATCCTGGACAAGGCGGAGTAGGACACATCAATTGTCAAACCAGAGAATACTGGAGACAACTGAGTTACAATCATGGCTTTGTGAGCAGACCCTATCTAGAGAACAATCTAGTAAACTATTCAGTAAGTGGCTACCACATGGGATGGTTCCCAAAGAACTGTCAAATATGGCACAGACCTGAAAAGCCACCAGTAGAACAACTTATGCGAGATCTAGACTGGCTAATCCGCACAACTAAGTAACACACAGGAGACAAAGATGAATAAAAGAGAACTAGAAAGACAAAAGGTCATAGAGAGATTGACTGCAAGAGGCGAAATGTCTTGGCAACGAGATCAAGCCGCAGGCATAGCTAAGCCCGAGCCAAAAGCAGAACCGTTTGTAGAAGATGGGAGTACCATACCTGATGAAGAAATGGATTAAACAAACCTGGGAACAGTTTGTATCATGGGTTATCAATTTTGTATTGCCCAAAGACAAACCAAAAACAAAACCTAAAACACGGAAAAAGAAAAAGCTATAACATACTATCACAGAGGATAGGCGAAGTCATATAGGAGAATCGAGATGACTGATCAAATAGAATCACAAGCGAACTACAGAGCTGACACAAAAAAAAGCAAGCCTGGACCAGACCCAACAAAAAAGAAACAAGGCACAAAGATTGTGGAAGGACCAGTGGTAGGCAGAGACCGAATAGTTGTGCCACCAGAAGAAGTATTCAAATTGGCCGCTATTGGTTGTAAGGATCATGAGATAGCCGATTGGTTTGGAATCAAAAATGACACACTCAGATACAATTTCACGGCGCAACTTGTAAAAGGCCGTGAATCAATGAAACAGAGTCTCAGGCGCAAGCAATTGGAAGTAGCCTATACTGGCAATGCAGTTATGCTGATATGGCTAGGTAAGAATCTACTTGGACAAACTGATTCAGGAACAGACGCAAGCAACAGTGAACCTTTACCTTGGAACGATTAGAATTTGCCACTTAGTGAACCACAACAGGCTATTGCCCAAGCAGATGAAAGATTCAGAGTTGCAATCTGTGGAAGAAGATTTGGCAAAACCTATTTGGCCATGCGAGAGCTGGCGAGGTTCGCAAGAATACCCCAATCAAGGTGCTGGTTCATAGCTCCTACCAGAGCACAAGGCAAAGGCATTGTGTGGCAGGAACTCAAAGACCGATTGCACGACCTAAACTGGATAACCAAAACCAATGAATCTGAATTGAAGTTGAGTTTGGTTAACGGTAGTGAAATACAAATCATGAGTGCAGATGCTTATGAACGCACTCGAGGATACAGTGTGGACTTCATAGTATATGATGAGTTTGCAGATATGGATCCAGACATCTGGACTGCAACCAGACCAACACTAGCGGATCGTCAAGGCTCGGCTCTGTTCATTGGAACACCAAAAGGTATTCACAATTGGTCAAAGTCAATCTATGACATGCATCTTGATAACTCAAACTGGCATAGCTTTCAGTACACCACCTTGGATGGTGGCAGAGTACCAGAAGAAGAAGTAGAAGCTGCCAAATCAGAAATGGATGAGCGACTGTTCCAACAGGAGTTCCTTGCCACATTCCAAGATGCTGGTTCAAGAGTGTTCTACAGTTTCACAGACGAGAATATTCAAGCCTATACAGGAGCACAACCTCAACAGTTGTTTATAGGAATGGACTTCAACATCAATCCCATGAGTGCCACAGTGGGCGTGAGAACAGATGTAAACACCTTACACATCATAGATGAAATAAGAATGTTTGGATCTAACACAGATGAAATGGTAAATGAGATTCGATCAAGATACAGTTACCTACAGGCAAACAGAATATGGATCTATCCTGATCCTGCATCACGGCAACGCAAGACATCAGCAGGTGGCAGAACTGATCTATCAATACTACAGAACGCAGGCTTCACAGTGAAGTGTCCCAACTCACATGACAGTGTTAGAGATTCAATCAACAGTGTAAACTCAAGACTGAGAACAGCTAATAAACAACTATACTTGCTGATTGACAACAAGTGTAAATACACCGTAGAGAGTTTGGAACGCCACAGTTACCGACCTGGCACCAATCAGCCAGACAAGGAGAGTGGCACAGATCATATGAGTGATGCTTTGAGATATTGTGTACATTACATTTGGCCAGTAAAGAGCGACACACCAATACCACCTCCAGGACGCTGGGGGCATAAAATAGGAAACCCAACATGACAACAATCGTACAAGAGATAGAGAACCAAACTGATAGTGTGCTCACCTCTAATCAATTATATAGAGACTACAAGGACCAATGGCAATACCTATTGGAATCATACCTTGGAGGCAATGCCTACAGAGAAGGCAGTCATCTAACTCGTTACCAAACTGAAAGTGGTGGTGAGTATCTAGCAAGAACCAGAAGCACCTACCTAGACAATCATTGTCAATCAGTGGTAAGTGTTTACAATAGTTTCTTGTTCCGTGAAGAACCCAGACGAGACTTTGCCGTATGGGGCGAACGAGAGGATGTGAACAGTTTCCTACAGGACTGTGATTATGATGACAGAAGTCTAGATGCATTCATGAAGGATGTATCAACATGGAGCAGTGTGTTCGGACACTGTTGGATTATCATGACCAAGCCCAGCATTGGTGCAGTCACAGTTGCTGATGAAGTAGCCGCAGAAGTTAGACCCTACCTCAACCTAATCACACCATTGGTATGTTTGGATTGGAGATACTCAAGAGGCATCAATGGTAGATACAGTCTTTCATATTTGAAATACATTGAAGAGATCAACGGCAATCAAAAAACTGTTAAGATATGGACACCTGAATATGTTAGAACAACATCAGAGGACATTGATGATGCTGGCGTTGAAGAAACAGTTGTGGAAGACATAGTTGAAGAAAACGGATTGGGTACGATCCCAGCCGTGTTAGCCTACAACAGAAGAAGCATGTTCAAAGGCATTGGCGTTAGTGACATAGCAGACATTGCTGATGCACAAAGAGCAATATACAATTGCAACAGTGAAATAGAACAATCAGTTAGATTAGACTCACATCCTAGTTTGGTATTGACACCAGACACTCAAGCAGGTATTGGTGCTGGATCATTTATCCACATGCCAGAAAACCTAGACCCAGGATTGAAACCATATGTGTTGGACTTTGATGGTGCCAACATTCCCAACATACTACAAAACATAAGTGGTATCACAGAGTCAATAGACAAGATGGCAAACACTGGTGGAGTTAGAGCTACTGAATCAAGAACACTATCTGGTGTGGCATTGGAAACAGAATTTCAATTGCTCAACAGTAGACTGGCAGAGAAGAGTTCAAACCTAGAACTTGCTGAAGAACATCTTTGGAAACTGTATGCTCAGTATCAAGACCTACAAGGCAAGCCAGACATTGACTATCCAGGTTCATTCAACATAAGAGACAATCAAGGTGCTATGGAACAATTGGTAAAGGCAAAATCAATTGCAGTAGATCCTGCCATACATCAAATCATTGACAGAGAACTAATGGAACTGCTTGGTGAAGATCCTGAAGATGTTGATGCAGTTATGGAACATCCAACACTAGAGGCGGCAGAAAAGACACCACACATTCAGCAGATGATTATGGAAGGCTATACGGATCAGGGCATACTTGATCTACATCCAGAAGTCACCGCACAGGATATTCAAACTGCAAAGACTAAGTTGATAGAACAGGGAGATGTATAATTCCAAAACTTAATAAAGGAGCTGAACTATGGCGATGAAACGCGGTGGTAAGAAAAAGAAAACAAGACGCGGATAACCTTGTGTGGCATGCTTACTTTGAGAACATACGGGCCGTATGTCCTTGGAGTTGGAGTGCTTGGCAAAGAAGTCTAGTGAGCATTGAACCGTGGCGAGGCAAACCTGTGAAACTTGAACCATTTGAAGCTAGGGTGTACATTCATCCACATGCAAGTTCAAGAAGACTTGATAGACTGTGCAACAGGTTCAATCTAGTGCAACCAGAAGACGAGTTCTTGTGGAGTCATCCTGAACATGGTGGATCAAGCACACCAGTACCTGTGATAATTCAACAAGATAGACAGTATTTGAACAGTCTGAGAACTGTCGCTAAATAACATAACATAAACTCCAGAGGAGGCGAGGTTTACAATGGACCATCCAGAAGCATTGGCAACAGAAGAAACAACCGCAACTGATGCGGCAATAGACAACAATCTAGAAGAAAATCAGGCACCGGCAACCACAAAAACCTATAGTCAAACAGAAGTAGACAACATGATGGCTCGCATGAGAGGATCATTGCAGAAAAAATTGTTGAAGCCTTATGAAGACTTGGGAGATCCAGAAGAGCTCCGTAACCTCAAAGCTGAGGCACAACAAAGAGCAGATGAACAAGCTCTCAAACGAGGCGAGTTCGAGAAAACACTTCAGGAAAAGATGGCTGCCAAAGACGCTGAGATCACAAAGCGAGATCAGGTAATTCGTGAGTACAAAGTCAACTCACCATTGCTCAATGCTGCCGCACAATATGGCAGTGTGAATCCAGAGCAAGTACGAACACTACTCAACAGAAGTGTAGTACTAAGCGATGAAGGAGACACACAGGTATTGAACACAGATGGTACAGTTAGATATACAGACTCAGGAAAACCTTTTGCAGTCGACGAATTGGTAAAAGAATTCCTAGATAGCAATCCTCACTTTAAGGGTGCGAAGCCTGCTACTACAAATGGTAAGAGCAGTTTTTCAGACTCTGGTCAAAGCACAAAAATAGACATAACCAAATTGGATATGTCAAATTCAAAGCACCGTAAGCAGTACGCAGAATATCGTAAGGCAAACGGGCTAGCCAGATAATCTTAAAAGGAGAAAAAAAATGGCAGGTTCAACAACCGCAACCCTAAATGACCTACTACCTGAGATTGTAGCAGAAGCAATGTTTGTTGCTCAAGAACGCTCAATCATGCGTGGTATTGTCAAGAACTACAACATTGGTCCAGCACAAGGTAAAACTATTACTGTTCCTATCTACCCAGCACAAACAGCCGCAGCAGTTACAGAAGGTGATTCAGTATCTGACACAGTGGTTTCAACTAATGGTGTTACACTAACAGTTGGCACAGTTGGTATTAGAACATTGGTAAGTGACTTAGCATTAAACAGTGCCGCTTCAAATGTAACTGCTGACTTAGGTAAATTGTTTGGTGAAGCTATTGCAACTAAAGTAGACACAGACTTATGTGCTTTACTTGGTAGCTTTGCAAATGTTACTGGTGGTGCCGCAATTACTGCAACAGCCGCTCTTGTAGCTCAAGCAGCCGCATTACTAAGAGGAAGAAAAGTTCCTACAAGTGATACTGCTATTGTGTTACATCCATACATTGCATATGATCTTAAATCATCAATCACAAATGCTTGGCAGAACCCACTAGGTGACTATGCTAACGAAGCAATGCGTGAAGGATACTTAGGTATGCTTTTTGGTATTCCAGTGTTTGAAAATGCAAACATTGTAGACACTGCTGGTGATAGCTCAGGCGCTATATTCCACAGAGAAGCACTTGGTTTAGCTATGATGGGTGAAATGAGCATCGAAACTCAGCGTGATGCAAGTCGTATCGGTACAGATATTGTTGCTTCAATGCAGTATGGTGTTGGTGAGATATTTGACGCATATGGTCAGACATTATCTTTTGACAGTTCGATTGTTTAATCAGTAAAGGAATCGAGTTATGGCTTTCATAATATCAAATGGTGTAGTACTCAGCTTCGCAGAATACGGAGATGTTACTGATCGCGATCAGCGGCTTTTTGAATCGAATGAGGGTCTAACTATTGATGTGGTTGAGGATCTATTGATCCGCAGTACAGAACGAATTCTAGAACAATTCAGAGCTACCAACTGGTGGGAAAGCTATTATATTAGCCAGAGCACATCAGTTTCAATCCGCACTAGAGCAGACATTCCTGCTCTGGATGCATCATTGATCCAAGCAAGACTAAAAGACTTCACGGATCTTTGTGTATTTCATAGCATGTATTATTATATTTGTCCTATGATTGCGGACTTTGGTAGCGATGAATCAGCTGAAAGAAGCAAGATGGCATATTATCAATTAAAGTATGATGAGATGTTTAACGAGCTTATATCAGCTGGGGATTGGTACAACTTCAACAATGATGCCACAGGTATCACTAGCGAAGAGAAGCAACCCGGATTCGTAAATCTGAGGAGATATAGATAATGAGAGACACACTCTTAACATTTCTTACAACGGCAATTACTGGTACTGACTTTTCAGTTACTCAGGAATTGCCATACAACGGAGACGGTGCACCACTGTTTCTCAAGAACTTGAAGAAAGTGTATGTTGATCAAGATCAAACCTCACAAGACCCTTTACTCGATGTACTAGACGCTAGCGGTCAAGTGGTAGCAGAAACTGTTACCAATACTGTTACTGTCGTTGTAGATGCAAAAGTACTACCATCGGGATATGCAACCTTGGTTAGTCAAATTAAAAGTGCTAGGCTCGACCCTGCCATCACAGGCTTTCAACAGAAGTCAACTGATGTGTCAACCGAGTATAATACTGATCGTTTGGTTACTGAGTTTGTATTCAATTTTACTAAACTAATAGTAAACTAACTAGTCAAAAATAAGGAAACAAAAAATGGCTTATATCTATCCAGCTCCAGGTGTTACAGGTTCAGAGGTTACTCTGACACTGACTGACACCTCGGCTTCACCATTAACTGGAAATCTTGTATTGGCAGCACTACAAGATGTAACAGTTAACAACGCTAACGATGTGTTCACCTGGACACAATTGGACGAAACAGCGAAACTACAGGTTGCTACAACATCAACAAACAGTTTGGCAATGAATATCGTGCTTAACCAGACAACATTCTTTGGAGCTCCGGCAACCAATCCGAGTGTTACAATGGCTGACGCAGGAATCATTGGACTGTCAACTCAAAAGGTTCTTGTTGATTTTGATCTGTTTCTTGGTAAAACAGACGGCGGCGCAGGCGGAACAACAATGAGTGGCAAAGGCTACATCACTGGTCTTGCACCAACTGTATCAGCAGACGCACCTGTTTGGGTATCACCGATCACTATCACAGTGGACGGCGAATACACAATAACACAATAAAGGAATAGGGCACTGGCAACAGTGCCCTAATCACACAATGGACTTGATAGATAAAACCAAAGAAGAAGATTTGCTCACAACTATGATCAAGGAGGCTGCCAAAGCCAAGAATGAGATAGCATGTGCAAATAGAGATGTAGAGAAAGCCCAAAACAGATTGGGTTTTGTACTATTGTTGCTTAACAGATTAACGGAGAGAAAACATGCAACTGAAAGACCTAGCCAAAGAACCACAACTGATTAAGATCAGTTTAGACGACGAAGACACTGTAAAAGAATATGGTGAGCCTGTGGAATTCTACACATGGGATAGACAACCTATGAGTGTGTACCTTAAGATGGCACAGATTGATTCAAACAACACTAGTGAAATATTTGAAACACTTAAGAACCTAATCCTTGATGAGGATGGTAAAAGTGTGTTGGAAGAAAACACTGGATTGCCAGCAGCCGTAATGATCAAGGTATTGAATACAGTTGTTGAAACACTGGGAAAGTAACTGGCAGAGAGTTAAATCCTGACAGTCCCGACCTCATGCGTTGTCTTATTCTTGATGGCATAGGACAACGCTACGGCTGTCTGCCGAGCACTGTATTGGGTGAATCAGATACCTTGGATCTCTTGGTACTTGATGTAGCACGATCATGGGAAAACTATCAACAAAATAAGCACAAAGCACAAGCAGAAGGCAAACCACAAGAGCACCAAATTCCAGTAAATACACTTGAAGAGATGATGCAGAGGGTTCAAGATCGATGACAGTTCGGAAGACCAAAGATACAATGACAGCCAGTCTAGAAAGATTGAATCGACAGATTCCTAAGATTGTGGATGAGGCGTACAAACATTTTGTTCGGATAACACCACGCCGTAGTGGCAACGCCCGCAGACGAACACTGAAGAAGCGTAACCAAATTCAGTTGCGATATCCTTATGCAAAAAGATTGGACACTGGTTGGAGTAAACAAGCTCCAGACGGAATGAGTGATCCAACACTTGACTATCTCAAAAGAAATAAAAAAAGATTGTTGAGGAAATAGCATGGCAGATCTAAATTACACTGTTGGCGTTAGCACAACTAGAGCACAACAGAGTCTAAAAAAATTACAAGCAAACACAAAGAATCTAGGCGATAGTCTTAACGGTTTACAAACCATTATTGGTTCAATAGCAATTGGTGCACTGGTAAGAAATATACTGCTTGGTGCTGATGCAATGGTTAACATGAGCAAGGCTACGGATATATCAGTAGCGGCAATCACTGCATTCTCACAGGCAATGGCACAAACTGGTGGTACTGCTGACAGAGCAAGAGATGCCATAAGTGACTTAACAGAGAACCTAGGTGAAGCCGCAAGAGGCTCGGCTGAACTACAAGAGAGCTTTAGACAAGCTGGTGTAGGCTTAGAAGATCTTAGAAGACTATCAACAGAAGATGTATTCAGAGCAGTACTTGAAGGCTTAACCAAGATACCTGATGCGGCCACTAGATCAAGTGTGGCAATGAAGATACTTGGTGAATCAGTCAAAGGTGTTGATCTTAAATCACTAAATGAACAATTTGGAATTACAGAATCAGAAGTTGGTCCATATGCTGATTCAATAAAGAGTGCCGCAGAAGCAAACAAGGCACTGAGTGTTAACATAGCAAACTTTCAATTGGCACTTACCTCAGTATTAGAACCATTAAACAAAATAGCCGCAAGCATCAACATCAGTGTTGAAGGCTTCAAAAGTTTCATAAGGATCATTGCAGGCTTAGGTGCTGGTATATTCATACTAACCAAAGGACTTAATGGTCTAGGTGGTCTATTCAATATAATATCAAAAGGCACTAGATCAAGTGCTGGTGGCTTCTTTGGTATGGGAGCCGCAGTTAAAGGACTGAGTGGTGATCTTGGAGGAGCAACCAACAGTCTCGGTAGATTTATAAAAGGACAATCCAAACTAGGCACAACCATTAAAGGTGTTACATTTGGTATAGCCAGATTTGGTATTAGGTTCCTTGGTATTGCAGGCATACTGATAGCAGTTGCAGATGCAGCCAATCTGTTGGTAAAAGCACTCACAGGATTTGACACGCTGGAGTTTATCACAGACAAGATAGGCGCTGGATGGGATTATGTAAAAGAGAAACTGGGCTTTGCCAAAGAAGAAGTCAAAGAAGTCAACAAAGAAATAAAGAAGAGTGCTGATGCTACTCGTAATGTTGTTACCGAAACTGAAAAGCAAAAAGACTCAGTAAGAAAAGTCAAAGATGCCGCTATTGAATTGCTTAAAGCAACCAACAGTATGGTTGAAGGCTACAAGAAGTCAAACGAAGAAATCATTACAAGTCTCAAACTTGAAAGAGACAGGATTGGACTTAATTCAGAACAGATCAAGTATCTAGAGAGTGTTAGCAGTTTCCAAAAACAACATGCTGATCAACTGGATGCACTAAGACTCAAAGCCAAAGAACAGAATCAAGAAACTGGTGCTGGTAAAAAGAACTATGAAGAGATTCAAAAGCAGATTGCCATACTCACAGAGAAACATCAAGAACAACTGCCTGTTGTCAAACAGATAAGTGCAGAGATCCGTGATGAAACAAGGGCACTTGAAAAGGCTGCAGAAGCGGCAAGAGCATTAGAAGAGCAAACAAAGAAGATTGCTGATGCAGTTGAAAGAGCAAGTGAGAGTGCCAAAGACTTCTCAAGGAAGATGTCTGACGCAACTAGAGATGCACAAAACGATTTGGCAATGCTCAACATGGGCGAGCTTGAGAAGTCAATCTTCAAAATCAAAACAGGCATATCACAGGATGTTACCAATGAAGTTAGAAGACTACAAGAAGTAATTGCCAAAACTGGAGATCCAGATGGGCAGATAGCGGCTTCAATAGAAAACATAAAACGAGCAGGTAAAGAAGCAATAGATGCACAATCAACATTGGCGTCACAGAGTTACAACTATCAAAGAACATTCGCTCATGGTTGGAGCAAGGCATTCAGAGACTACAAGGATGATGCAACCAATGCTTCAAAACAAGCAGAGAGAGTGTTCAGCAAAGCAACCAAAGGCATGGAAGACTCAATAGTAGGATTTGCCAAAACAGGTAAGTTTGAATGGAAAGGCTTTGTCAGTTCAATATTAGAAGAACTATTAAGAGCACAAATTCAACAGACTATTGCACAGATCTTTGGAGCCGCATCACCAGGCAGTCTATTTGGTGGCGGAGGTTCTAGCTCTGGTGGTGGTGGCGGAGGTGGCGGCATGGGTTCAATGCTTAGTGGCATTGGCAATATGTTTGGTGGTTCAAGTTCACCTAGCAAGGGTTCAAGCGGTGGTGGACTAGACTCAATTATTGGTTCAATTGGCAGTTTGTTTGGAGGCAGTTCCGGCGGTAGCAGTAGCAGTGGCGGAGGCTTCTTAGACTCAATTGGCAGTGGTATATCAAGTGCAGTTAGTGGAGTAGGCAAGTTCTTCTCCGGCTTCTTTGCAAATGGCGGAATGATTCCTGCAGGTGGTTATGGTATAGTTGGAGAGCGAGGACCAGAAATGGTAAGCGGACCAG